TTCCAGTCTGTATATCGTTCAATAAGCCTTCAGAAGGGGTAAAACCAAAAAACGGCATGGTGTATCCTCAAATTATTCGTTTTATTGTCGTGCCAATCGAATCGGTTTTGGCATCCATGATAGATCCGATACTCGGCAAGGATTGATATCAAGTCCACCGCGGCGAGTATAAGTTGCATAAACCATCAGCTTTTCAGGTCGCAAATTTTGCCAAATATCTGCAAAGATTTGCTCAACACACTGTTCGTGGAAACCGTTATGCTGACGGTACGAGATAATATAAGCTAAAACACTACGATAACAAGGTTTTTTGCCCTTAAAACGGATAAAAACTGTACCCCAATCTGGCTGTCCCGTGACTGGGCAGTTACTTCTCAAAAGATGAGAATACAGTTCAATTTCGACTTCTTCACCAGACTCATCCAATTTTAAAAGTGATGCATCGGGATGTTGTTCTAAACGTTCAGGTGTTAGATCATCAATACAAATGCCTTGTGGTTTAGAAATATCAAGTTCATCTACTTGAAATAGCGTTAGCTCAACTTTTGCACCAGCTGCAGACGATAGATCTTTTTCAACCGTTTCAATAAATAACTCTTTAGAGCCAAACTGAGTGAAGTTAAGACTATTGAAGTATAGCTTTAATGACTTTGATTCAATCAAATTTGGTGAAGAAGCAGGCAGGGTAATTCTGCCAATCGCAACCTGTGGAATACCATGCGGGTTTAACCAAGATATTTCAAAAACATGCCACCAATCTTTACCTTGGTTAATACCTTCAATATGTGAATATTTTTCACGAGATTGAGCACGTGCAATTGGAAATAACACATCGGGTTGATAGCTAGTTGGATATTGGGTTTCTTTACCCAATAAAGACTGTTCGACACTCATTCACGCATTCCTGAACCACGAGCAAGTAAATAGTAGGCAATTCCATAAAGTACAACACAACATAATGTCACAATGATTAAAGAGAACGTAACGTTCACGTCACTATGACCTAAAATGCCGAAACGGAAAGCATTTACCATATACACAATAGGATTAATTAAAGAAAGTTTTTGCCAAAAAGGACCAAGTGCACTAATGGCATAAAACACACCACCTAAATAGGTGAGTGGAGTAAGTACAAAGGTTGGAATAATAGAAATATCATCAAATGATTTTGCATAGACTGCATTAATAAAGCCGCCTAAGGAAAATAAAACGGATGTAATTAATACTGTATATATGGTTACGAACCAGTTATGTATAAAAAGATGGGTAAAGAACATGCTCATCGCAGTAACAATGGCACCAACCAAGACACCACGACAAATACCACCAATCACGTAGCCCCATAAAATAATATGTAAGGGCACGGGACTCATGATGAGTTCTTCAATACTCTTTTGAAATTTAACACTGAAGAAACTAGAAGACACGTTAGCATAGCTGTTCGTAATAACAGCCATCATGATTAAGCCAGGTACAATAAACTGCATGTAGCTCACGCCACCCATTTGCCCAATACGTGAGCCAACCAAATTACCAAAAATGACAAAATACAAGCTCATGGTAAGCGCAGGCGGTAATAAAGTTTGTGGCCAAATGCGAAGAAAACGGCGTACTTCTTTACGAACTAAAGTCCAGAGGGCAATTTGCAGTTGGTTAAAGTTCATTTTGCCGCTCCTTCAAGATTTTTCTCGACCATTTTGACAAATAACTCTTCAAGACGATTCGATTTGTTACGCATACTACGAACACGAATACCTTGTGACTCTAAAAGTTGGAATAAGTCATTTAATGTATGTGCTTTATCCATCGTCACTTCTAAAGTGCTGCTATCAATTAAGTTGAACTTCACACCAATAATATTTAACTGGAGTGGGGCAATGGGTTCTGCCAAATCAAAAATAAAAGACTCTTCACTCAGCTGGTTTAAGAAACTTTTCATGCTGGTGTCTTCTTTAATGACACCGCGGTCAATGATAGCAATTTGACGACATAACATTTCTGCTTCTTCGAGATAATGTGTAGTCAAAATAATAGAAGTACCGCTTTCGTTCATTTCGGTCAGAAAATCCCACATAGAACGGCGTAACTCAATATCTACACCTGCGGTAGGCTCATCTAAAATAAGAAGTTTAGGCTCATGCATCATGGCACGGGCAATCATGAGGCGGCGCTTCATACCACCCGATAGCATGCGTGCTTGTATATTGCGCTTTTCCCATAAACCTAGTTTTTCTAAATAATGTTCGGCACGTTTTTCTGCAATCTTTTTATGAATGCCGTAATAGCCAGCTTGGGTGACTAAAATATCGAACGCTTTTTCAAACTGTCCAAAGTTAAATTCTTGAGGGACAACGCCCAGCTGTTGTTTTGCCAAAGATGGATGAGTGTCGAGATTATGTCCAAAAATCTCAACTGTTCCTTCGGTTTTTTTCGTGAGGGAACTGATAATACCAATGGTTGTTGATTTGCCGGCACCATTTGGGCCTAACAACGCATAAAATTCACCTTCAGGCACAGTGAGGTTAATACCTTTTAACGCCTGAAAACCATTACGATATGTTTTGGACAAATCTCTTAAAACCAAAGCATCAGTCATGAAATTCTCACATTATGAAAGAGGGGTATATTTTGAGCGATAATGATTAATAAACCAAGTAAAATAGTCGGAATTTTATAAAATTGAGATAAATTTATGAAGTTATTATATATAAATTGGTGCGCTCGGCGGGCACTTGACTAAAAATAACAACTTCTTAGGTTTTTTTATCTTTTCTTATTATTTCATACAAAACAAACAAATGCCAAATTGGCTAATGATGTGTACTTCTATTATTTCTTATTTTTTCCTATTATTTCGGTTATCACAATTACGCCAAGATTACGCCACAAAAATTATGGCTTCATTTAGACAACGCAACGATACATGGCGAGCCGAGATAAGTGTAAACGGAATTCGCGAAAGTGCAACCTTTGATACAAAAGCTCAGGCTAGGGCTTGGGCATCTAAACGCGAGACTCAGTTACGCGAACAATCGCATGGCAAATTACCAGATCACTCTTTTTTAGAAGCTATTGAACGCTACTTAAATGAAGTGAGTGTTAAAAAGAAAACTCATGAGAATGAAGTCAAGCGAATGGCTTTCTTTAAGCGTGAGTATAAAAAGCTATGTCAAAAACAATTAGCCAAAGTCACAACTGACGATTTAGTGCAATGGCGTGATTCTCGTTTAAAAGAAGTGCAGGGCGCTACTGTCAGACGTGAAGCAAATATTTTAGCTTCTTTATTTACTGTTGCCCGAAAAGAATGGAAGTGGATTAAAGAGTCCCCAATGGCCGACTTGACTTTACCCCCACCATCAAAGCACCGTGATAGACGAATTACCCAAGATGAAATTGATAGATTATGTCTTGCAGCAAATTGGGATAACAATGTCCCGGTAAATTCTACTCAGCAAATTATTATTGCTTTCCTTTTTGCAATTGAGACTGCAATGCGTGCTGGAGAGATTGTCGGCTTAACTTGGGATCGAGTTTACTTAAAAGATCGATATCTTGTTTTGAACGAAACAAAGAATGGCACAAAGCGAAATGTGCCTTTATCTAAGCGTGCAGTTGAGTTGCTTACTTTATTAAAAGGTCTTGATAAAAAGCAGGTCTTTACTTGTAATTCCCAAAGCTTTGATACGCTTTGGCGTAAATTGAGAGATAGATGTCAAATCACTGACTTGCACTTTCATGACACACGCCATGAAGCTTGTACACGCCTTGCAAGGAAATTAGAAGTTTTAGACTTGGCCCGTATGATTGGGCATAAAGACTTAAGAAGCTTGATGGTCTATTACAATGCTACTGCAAGCGAAATTGCAACGAGGCTTGATTAGCCCCGTTTACGTGGTCTTCCTTTCTTTGGCTCATCATCCGATTGTTCATTCAACCAGTTTGATAGCTCTGCCAAGTTCCATCGTCTTCCTTGACCGCACTTAATAACATAGCGCGGTTTAGGGAAGGTTGGCAGGCAGCAAACTGCTGCCTTAAAGTGTACATCTCGATATCCCAAGAACTCAGCAGCTTGAGAATCATTTAGCCAAATATCAGAAGGTGGTAACGCTACAACAAAGTTACTACCAATATTTGCAATCGCTGTCATTTCACCCCTCCTTACTTTCCGCTTTAGGCTTTGCCCACCACAAACAAGGCCCATCTTCTGTATCAAAACCTGCAATAAGAAAGGCATCTTTTATCGGTGGTTGTGGTTTCCAGTTTGACCAATCTGCACAGTCGTCTTCAGGAATTTCTGGAATATCCAAATATTCCAAACGCTCAACAAGAATTTCTACACCAAGATTAAGTTGAAGCTGTGCCCATTGTTCCTTTGTATAAAACTCAGCATGCTCTCCAATAGTGTCGTGCTTCTCTATATCAGGGTGGAACCAGCAGCTATCTAAATCATCTGGTACTTGTGTTGGTTGTATTTGATATTTCATCCCTCAGCTCCCGATTTGCAAACATTAACCATTGCTTTGTATTGAGTAGATATACGAAGCTTCTCTCTACCAGATATGCTGTCAATATGGACCATAGGCATTGGTGCAAGGTTTGCAGCGCCAAGCATTTCTTGAGTGGGTTCTAATGGCATTAAAACGTAGCCTTCTGGCACCGCCTGAGCTTTGGCTTTTTCTAGCTCTGATCTAAGTCTGTCAATTTCACATGCTGCATGGTGACAAGTAACACGTAATTCATCTTCGTTATATTCATCTGCATGCATCATCATTAAATGACTGATTTCGGTGCCAAATTGACTATCACCATCGAACACCCAAACAAAACCATCATCTTGTTCAAAGCGTAAATTAACTTCTCGTTCCTTATTCAAATCTGTCATGCTGACCATCCTTCTTTATCTGATTTAGCACCACATTGAGTCTCAATTTCCTTTTGGTATTGAGTACCTATAAACCGTTTGTAAATCTCGCCCAGTGCTTTTCTATTTGCAGCTAGTTCAATGGCTCTAAGTGCGCTTTGAAAGTCATTGTCATTTGGTTGCGTGTTGTGGTGATGATCATAAGCTTCTTGTTGATATTTACTGTCATCCCATCGACCAGAGAAAATATCTCCCGCAAAACCAATAGATGACATAGCTTTAACTAAAGCATCAGTTACTGATTTTTTAGGTGCATCTTCATCAACAATCATTTTTCCATTATTGGTTTTATACATCGCCTTTGTTCCGCCCATTTGCTGAACAGCACAGCGTTGGTCACCTTTCATGTACCAGAATTCAACTATTGCCCAGTGAATCATGTCCTCAGGCCCACATTGCTGAAAACCTTGATTGATAATGTCGTGGCCCCATCCATAACCTGCAGGGCCAAATACACGAGTAGCTTGTTCAATAAGCCAATAGGGCTTAGGTGAGCTACCTTTGTATGCTTTACCAGTGATAGGTTTTACTGCCAATGGGTCAGTAATAAAAACCTGATTCCATAGTTGCATGTTGGCTTCACTATTTATTAACGGTGCTTTGATTTGTGCATTCATCGTTAATCACCTTTATATTTCGAATTTGAATAAATCGGAGACAATTCACGAGTCGTTTCATCTATCTTAACTACGACTTGATTAACTGGTCCGCATTTGTAATTTGGTTCTTTCTCGCCGATTGGTGTGCAGTGCTCTAGAGTTAATGCCCATCTTTTCCAAGATTTTGAAAGGGCATCCCAGTAGAACATTTGGTCCTTATTGGCTTTCAATTTCCAATCGCTGCCACCGAAAGTGCTGTAGTGAGTTGCTTCATCTTCTTCACCAACACAGCAACCAAATTGTTCAAGAAATTCTGCATTGAAGAAAAAGCCCATACACACCTCACGCTTTAATTGTTGCTAAAAGGTTGGCAGTGTGTTGGCGCTCCATTTCTGCAATCTTGCTTCGCCACAGGCGGTATTCTTTCGAGTCGATATCACCACGTTGGAACGCATATTCAACTGCACCTGCTAACAGTTCAGGATGCTTGCTTAAGTCCTTCAAAAGCTTTGATTCAGCAGCATCAAACGAGATATTGGCTAACATATTCATGAGTTAGTACCTCGTATCTTTCTGAGTTGCGCTACGACTTGTTTGATCTCTTCTTTGGTACGCCAAATACCAATAAATGTATTTCCTTTATCACCATGAACTTCGTAGGAATAACGACGATAACCATCTGTTTTTCCGTCATCTAAGATGTAAACTTGACAATCTTCTTTTGGCTCAAAAGGCTTCGGCAGCTCAAGCTCAACTTTTATGGTTTGGGGTTTGAGGCGGAACTGATAATGGCCACTTTTGATATCTTCAATCTTGAGACTTTCAATATCATCTTGCCAGTGATTGTCATCATCAAAGCTATATTGAACTTTTTGATTCTTCCAGAAGGCCTTCCAAACATCGTCAATGCTAAACAAGGCTGGGTCTTGGTTTTTTACTGGCAATATTGGTTTTAGTTCATATCTTTCTAAGAACTCACCAATAGGTAAATCCCACTGATCATTTAGATAGACATAGTGTCTTTCATCCAAATAAAGCCACTTATCACCATATTGATCTACATGAGTCGCATCCTTCACATCATTACGCTTCAACACAACAAGGTCGCGTAGCTGAGGCAGTGTTACACGCTTGTTGCCTTCTGATCTGTATTTAAAGAAGTCATATCCATGTTCCTTATCTCCAGTGGTTATGCATCCATGATCTGCATATAAAAAGCCAATTGAGCTATCTGCATGATAGTTCTTGCCGATATTTTTATATTTCCACTCGTAGCCAAGCTCAAAAAACAACTCCTGAGCCTCTTTGTTCTCAGCTTCATCTTTAACTTTGATTTTGTAGTTATCCATGAGAGGGCTCCTTGTCTTCTTCCAACTTCTTAAGTGCTAAATCCCATGCAGCTTTTTCAGTTTTAGCTGAGTTAGCAAAGAAGTATTGACCTTCAAAGATTTGGTAGAACTGGAACATACCAGCGCCAATAGATTTGCAATAAAGGTTCGGGTTAGCCTGTAGGCATAATGCTTTAGAGTTCATCACTTCACCCCCTCAACCTGAACTCGTTCTTGTGCTCTCATCACATACACAACTTCGATTTGTCCTTGTAATGACTCTTTGATTAGTTCTTGGAACCCAGAAAGAACGTCTGTGATAGTTTCAGCAGTAACAGTGCCAGGGCGAACAGCTAAGGCTTCAACACCAACGATTAGTTTTCTTTTATCTGATACGTCCATTAGTTAGTTCCTTCCACTTGCACACGCACATACATGTTCTGCTTTGCTTTGAGTTCGTTGACGTGTTGCTCGTCGGCACAGCCTTTTAAGAATGCAAATGCAATGAAGGTGATAATCCAGAAAGCTATGAATGCTTTCGAGCCATCCCTAAAGGCTTGGCTTAGCTTGTACTTTTCAATTCTTTGATTCATAATCTTCTCACTCATTGAGTAAAAGTCCCGTGTCGCCAAACAGTCGGGACTTTTTTATTGGTTGGTGAGAAGATAGTAAGGTAACTTACCAAAATGGTCAAGAGATTTGGTAATTAAAATTACTTTTTATTTTTGTTAACTTACTTTTATGCTTTAATAGACAAAAGAAAACCCACCGTGGTGGGTTATTTGGTTCTACATAAGACTTACTTTGATGCTTCCTTTATTTTTTTTCTTATTCTTTCTTGCTCTGTGATCTTATTTGCTCTTGCTTGTATAGTACGCTTAAATTCCGAGAACTCAATGTAATCATTAAATGCACCCCACAAAGATAAGAGTAAGGTAGAAATTAAAGCGACCAATAAAGAAAGTGCTAAATTTGTATTAAAACCAGTCCATATCAAAACACCTAAAGCTGAGACAAAAATAAAATAAAAAAGAATAGAATTCCTTATCATTTTACTCCTTAACGTAATAGAAGAACTTATTCTATCGGACTCGCTGCTAGAGAGTTCCTTCAATTCACCACAAGCATTCAGTGAGTGAAGTGAATGGATTAATACCCCAAGTGCAAAAAAAGAAAGCCCCAGCCACCAAGGGTTTATTTGTGGTGCAACATAATTCAGTTTATGCATAACAAAATAACTTAATGAGGTTATAGCCATCACACTAAGAGATATAGTATGAAAACTATTAATAAATCTAATAGATTTTACATTCATGTTAACCTCAATTTTTTAAGTAGTAGGGCTAATATTCCCCATCAACCATGTGTGCATTTGTGACCAAAGATTACTTTCATTTATCACACCATTGATTGTGTCAAGCGTCAACTCTTTAGATATACGCAACTCACCAGCCTTAATTGTACCACCATTTTTAAGTACAATTTGGTAATCATCGTCTGGCATGTTCCTTAAAGCATTTGCAACAGTGTCGATAACTTTCTGTCCGCTTTCTGTTGTTTTATTATTGTATGTCATGACGACATACATTTTTAGATTAGCAGAATCAAGATTGTCTTTTAGTTTTAGTCCCTCAAGTTTATCAGCCCCAATTAGGGTTTTTATTATATCCATACCATTGCCTATAACGTTAAATGAGGCAGATTTAGCTTCAGTTAGAACTGCTCCAGAAGATTCATCTTGTGAAACAGGAATGCTATCAAGATTGGCTCCAATACGAAGGCTTTTAGCTGGATTTTTTTTCAGGATCTTCTGAGATTCTTCATTTACTTTATCGCTAAGACTTAAGAATTCTGTTGCGTCAAATAACCCTGCATTAGACAGAAGCCATTTCAAGTAATCTTCTAAATGGTTTGCTTTTAAAGCAGGAGATTGCATTAGGACTAAGTGGTTTTCAAAGACACCAAAATACAATATTGAATTAATAAATTGATTTTTAAGGTCTTCAGTTTTAGTTCCACTAGTTTTCCCTTGAATCTTAGCCATATCGAATGGTTCTATTGAGTACTCTTGAGTCGTCTCATCAAGGGTTAGAAAAGTTTTGGTAACATCATATTCAACAAAAACTAATTGCCCAAAAAGCATCCCATTATAGGTAGTATGATGGTTTAGCAGAATGAAATCTTTAGATGAGCTGTTAATAAGTTGATGTCTATCTTTAGCTAAATAAACTAGGGAGCCCTCTTGCAATGCTAGTTGCAAAAGCTCTTGTAGATTGTTTTTTGCGGATGGCATAACTACTGATTTGTAGTACACCTTTCTCCTTCTTGTAAGCTTTTTAGTCATCTTTACCCCCTCCCGAACCGTTGTAAAGACTGTGTCGGGTTCACAGTTTTATTAATCTTTGGTGTTATTAATTTTCTGCCCAAGCTTTCCTTCTTTTACCAACTGAACAACTTGTTCATTCGTAAGTACAGGAATATAGACCTTATCGCCGATATCTTTTGAAAGGATTCTCACTTCCTCAGCAGTTAGAACTAACGCCTCTCCATTTTTCGCAGCATCATTAATACGGGCAATAATTTGATTGATTGGTAATTTTGCGTTATCCAATTCCATTCTCCTTTTTTTAACCTGCACGCCACACCTGGCGGCCCATAACCTTAAAATTCAGTCCATTCTGTTCAGTAATTATTCTATCCCGATACTTTTCGTTGAAGCTATGCAGAACTAAAGAGCCATCAGCTTCTTTAAATATCTGCTTAATCATGCCTTCGCCAGCAAAGTAAACTGCGTAAATACCACCATCTACTATTTCAGTTTGTGATAGATCAATACCAACTAGATCTTGGTCATGGATATAATCCGCCATGCTGTCGCCTTTAGCTTTGATAAGTCTTAAGCACTTAGGGTCCACCATCTTTCTTTGAAAGAAGGAAGGGGGGAACGGATACTTTTCATTAATCACATCAAAGTGGAATTCAATAGATTCCCCAGTACCACACGAAAAATTAGCTTCCACAACGTCAATCCATATATAACCGTTTACCTCATCAAATTCGACAACATCAGGTTCAATAATACTGTCAGCATCGAATGAAGCTTCTTCTTTAGTTGTTAGTCCATGCTTAATAATAAAGTCTTGAATATTAAAATTAGTAAGATTTTTAGGCTCTTTACCCTTCAAAAGGTACTCAGTTGAGCTACCAAGAACTTTAGCTAATGCCATTAAGCTTTCATGCTTCGGCACGTTTTCGTCTTTTTCCCAGTAGATAACAGAAGTTTTAGATACACCAACAAGATCAGCCAATGCTTGTTGAGTAAGTTTTTTCTGTTTACGCAGATTTTTCAAGCGAATACCAAGGGTTTCCATTTTAATTCCACCAGCAGAACGTAAGTTATCTTACCAATTGACTTGGTAAGTTTTATGTAGTTTAATAAGGTAAGTTAAATTACTTTATGGGTAAGTTAGATGACTAAGTCAGAAGCTTTAGCCCTGCTTAACTGCACTGTTACACAGTTAGCAGCGAAGTTAGGGATTTCTCACAATGCAATCAGCCAGTGGGATGAAACAAAAATCCCATTAGCACGTGAATACCAAATACGTGATCTTGCTGATGGCAAACAACCAATTAAACGAACTAATGCAACCGCTTAGGAACTAAACCATGAGCAAAGTATCAACCGAATTGAGTGCAAGGGCTAGAAATGAAGTTTCTAGAGTTTTGCAAGCCCTTGCATCAAGCAATCAAAGTCAGGTTGCTGAACAGTTGGGGATTGATCCAAGCACATTATCACGAATGAAAAATGATAGAAAATCCAATGGCTTGACTGAGCTTGAGAACTGTTTAGTGCTGTTGGACATTCTTGGATTTAAGACTGTCCTCAAGAAATATCGAATGATTAGCGAGGAAAAACTAAATGCGCTTTTTGTGATGTCAAAAGCGTGGATGGAAAGCAAGCAAACAATTGACGATCTTTTTCAAGATGACATTGAAGATTTCGGCATGTGTTTTGAGCTTGGTTACAAAGAAAAAGCCTGATGTACAAGATCAGGCTCAATGTTCAATCGGAGCAAACCATATGAACTATTCAATATTAGCAGACATTGAACTAAATCGGAAGATTAGTTTGTTTCAAAAAGCGGTTGAGGCTTATGTGCTTAATCGAACTCTCGAAAACTCTATGGCATTGGCTAAAGCGAAAGCTGATTTAGCTGCATTTGTATTGAGAGGTGTTTGATGGGTGCATCAATTCCAATTATTAAGTTGATTGAAGCTATGAACGAACAGCCAATAGCATTCAACAAGCACTATGTATTTTTAGGATGTGGGATCAATGGAGCTTTGATGCTCTCTCAATTGGTCTACTGGACTTCTCGCACTAAAGACAGTGAAGGTTGGATCTTTAAAACACATCATGAGTGGACTCAAGAAACTGGTCTTACTCGTCGTGAGCAAGATACGGCCAGAGCAACACTTAAATCACTTAAATTCATCTCTGAGAAAAAGATGGGTGTGCCTCGTCGTGTTTACTACCGTGTAGAGCGTGAAAACTTATATCAAGCTTTGATCGAATACTCTGAAAGCATTGATATTAATAGTATGCACAATTCCGCCATACTGAATGCACAAAACAGCCATACTGAATGCACAAATGCGCCAGACTGTATGCACAATTCCGCCATACTGAATGCACAAATCCGCCCATCTAATACAGAGAATACATACAGAGAATACACAGAGAATACTACAGATATTATTTGTGCTGATTCAGCACCAAAAACACAAAAATTCAAAGCGAAAGATTTCTTGTTGAAAAACGGAGTATCTGAGCAAACAGCAACAGAATATCTTGATCTTCGCAACAAGAAGAAAAAACCAGTAACTCAACGTGCTTTACAACTTGTTTTCAAACAAGCTCAGGAAGCAAAGCTAAGCAATGAGCGTGTATTCCAAATTATCGTTGTTCGTGGTTGGGAATCTTTCAAAGCTGCTTGGAACTGGCAAGAGACAAATGCAGAGCTTGAGCAATTAGAAAATCCAGTTGCTGAGCAGCAACAAACTATCCCTGAACAACCAGCAACACAATTCAAAGGTGTAGCTAAGAAATTTAAGGGGATGGACCAATGATTGAATTATTTTCTATCCCTGTTGAGCAAAGCATCTTGTCTACGTTCATGACAATCGATCAGGCAGCAGATGAGTTTATCTCTCAGATCGATGCACAAGATTTCTATGCATCACAACACCAGATCATCTTTGCCCACATCAAGAGTCAATTGAATAAGGGTGAAGCGTTTGATGAGGTGACTGTATTTGAATTGATCAAGGCGAATCCTCTAGAGATCAGCCAGATTGACGAGCAGTTCATTGTTAACTTGATGAGCCGTGTAAGCAATGCAAGTTTGTTGGTTACTCACATCAAAAAGCTAAAAGATTTCTCTACTCGCAGAAAGCTTCAAGAGACTAGTAAGCTGATCAATTCAATTGCAAATGACTTGGTGACGCATACTGCTGAATCTGCTGTAAGCAAGGCTCAGTCATTAGTTCAAAACTTAGATTTTGGTGCTGGTGAGGAAAAGCTTAAACATGCTCATGAGTTTTCAAAAGAAGCTGTAAAAGAGTTCCTTGATCGCCACATGGCAATTCATAACCAAATGCCTTATGAGGGCGGTATCAAGACTGGCTTTACTGCTCTGGACAACAAACTAGGTGAAATCAGCAAAGGCGATCTAGTCATCATTGGTGCGCGTCCTTCAATGGGTAAAACAACGTTTGCTCAAAACATTGCAGCAGACATGATGATTAACCAGTCTTTACCAGTTCTGTTTATCTCAATCGAAATGAAGGGCAGACAGATTGCACAGCGTTTAATTAGTGGCATTGGTGGGGTAGAGCTACGCAAAGTATTAACAGGACATATTGATCCAAATAGCGATGATACACAGAAGGTGAATAACGCTGCTCTGGTACTTGAGAAAGCACCTTTGATGATTGATGACAATAACCGTGCAACTGTGGCAACTATCCGCAGATCAGCAAATAAGGTCATTGCTAAATACGGGAAGCTTGGAGCGATCTTTGTTGATTACATCCAGAAAGTAACACCACTCACTAAAAACAACTTTGGTCGTTCTGACAAAGATATCGGTGAAATATCTAATGAGCTTAAGCGTATGGCAGGTGACTTTGATTGTCCTGTGATCGCACTAGCACAGCTTAACCGTAACTTAGAGAACCGCCCAAA